CGGACCATTATCGATCTCAATGAGACGCGCAGAAAGACCCTCGTCTTCATACGCCATCGCAAAGGCCCGTGCATATGCAATCAGAAGGGCTTCTGCATATGAAGGGACAGGAATCAAATAGGTTGACAGCGTGTTTTCATTGAGAGCAACCCACGCTGATCGGTACCGAACGAAAATGCTGTCGCTGCTAGATGATGCAGGCTTGGGATACAACTCAAGTCGAATCTCTGGCATTCCAGTGCCATCGACTAGAGGAGAGCCGTTCGACTGCGCCCACGGGCGTGATAGTGCGGCGTAGTAAGTGCCAGCCATCAATCCCGGCTCAATAGCCGTGCGCAGGATTTCCATTTGTTCTGGCGTTGTCATCTCGACAACCCATCCCAAACCAGCCTTGCAGGTAAGCGTGACAAGTTCGTCTACATCACTGGGAAGACTGATGTAGTCTTGATTTGCGACTACCGACAACGGACGAGATGTCCGTTCACGGAATCGCCACTGCTTGGAGAACAGATAGTTCCCAGCCTGATTGATGATTTCAGCGATACGCTGATCGCGAGTCACACCACTGACGATCGACGGTTGACCACCGAGCGCCAGCAAAATGTGCTGCTTGAGGTTGCCGTATGTCAGAGCCATGGAATTGGCTTGGCGGGGTTTCCCCCGCCAAGCCGTTAGTTGTTAATCGATCCGTCCAATTGACGATTACGCGCCGCCAACGGCAAACACGAATCCGTTCAAAAGGATGCGCTTCGTTTCACTGGCTGCGAATGCTTCCAACGCAACACCAAGCGGAGCGCCAGACCCATCAGCAGCGGTAGAGGGAGCGGCGAGAACCGCTCCTGCACCGGGAATTACGACATCGCCACGGCTGATTGCCGCAGCCGTTGCCTTGACGGCAACCACTCCTGCCACACACACCGTGCATCGGCTACCAGCAGCAGCAGCCTCAGTCACGACACCGAATGGCCCAGCCTCGTTTCCAGCAGCGGCAAGAACAACCACATTGAACGGGCAATTAGGCTCGTCGTAGTTTTCAAGATTTGTCTGCGAGGAATAAGTCGTGTTAAGCGTGGCGGACGACGCATCGAATCGAACAAGGTTGCCAACAGCAACTGCTACGGCTGCGATTGGACGAACCGTGACCTGTTGGGGCGTAAGAGCCGACAGGTTCCCAGAGGGGGTAATAAGACCTGCAATCATTTGTGTATCCCTCCTTTGGGATCAGGTTCGGCTTGGGGCAACAATTCCGTGACGCTGACGACTGTTGCAGAACAGGTTGTGCCAGCAATCCACAGGCATCACATAAGTGAATGGCTGATTCGGATGGCGCAGAACTTCATGGGTCTTGAAGTAACGCTTGCTGTGGAAGATCGGCGTAAGGTAGTTGCCGTTTACGAAGTAATACCGTGGACCCTTGTTTACCGTTGCCGATGCAAGTTCAGAATCCATTCCGGTCATCGCATTTACAGCGATATTTGCATCAGCGTATGTATCAGCAACACTGCTGCTGCTAGCCGTGAAAATTTGCGCAGTGTCAAGATCCGAGCAGTAAGTCAACGGAATTCCTGAGTACGCAGGACTGTTGTATGCAGCATCTTGATAATTCACAAGAGTGTCATTGTGAAGTCGCAGAATGCGGCGATAGAACTGAACACCTTCGCGGCTCGTCAGGATCATCTGACGATTAAGGGTGTCCTTCTCAAAGTATTCCTGATGAGAAGAAGGAGCCTCATACTTGATGCGCATGAACATGCGATCAAACGCTGTAATAAGCGGAGAAATCGTCAAGTTGGCTGTTGTAGTATTTCCCAAGTTGTACTCAGAATTTACTGCCGCATTGGTTTTCACCGTAATGGCCGCGCTTTGCTCATTTGCAAGAGTGTTAACGCCACCGCCGCCGTTATAGGCATAAACCTCAACAGCATTAGTCCAGCGCGTATCCACCGTTGGGTCAAGACCCATGATTGTTGAAAACCCATATGGCAATGTTCCTTTTTGACCAAGTGAACCGCCAAGATCTCGACCGCGTGCCGTGATAAAGCACGGCAAAGAGTATGGAAGGCGACCAGATTCGACTTCCATTTGTGCGTTTAGTGGTTGCGCCCACAGGTCTTCTTCAAAGCCATTGGTCATCGAAGTCCAAAGGCGCTGTTCCTTGATGCGCTTCAGCCGCTTGTAAGCGACCTTAGTGCTTGCAGAAGTTTCACCAGTGTTGAGTTCGACTTCAGCGTCAGTCCAAGACATGTGGTCGATTGAGAATCGCCACGGTGCCTTGATTGTGTCACTGACTTGAGGATTGCGCCAAGTGAACACATCATTTGGCTGGTAGTGGTCGTAGGTGCGCGAGTCATCAAACATGATGACATCGCGGATTTCGCTACCACCTTGAATGGTGACTTCGCTCGTCTTGTTCTTGAGAAGACGGCTGAATGCGTAGGTGTTCTTGACGGCCTCGTTGATGACCTGATCTGCGCTCGTCAGGTATGTTGGACCTGTCGTCGCCATGAAATCGTTGAATGTTTGAATGGATGGCATGTGCCACTCCTTGTGTTAGTTAGCGAGTGAGTACCCGTCGAACTTCATCGCGGCTTCCACCAGACAACAAGATGTCCAACGCGAGATCGTCACGATCCACTTGGCGCTGTGGCCGTGGAACAGACTTCCCAACAGTTGGACGGGCAAGATCACGAGGATCTCTCCTTGTAGTTGGCTTCGCCAACTGCTTATATGCAGCGGCCACGATTTGATCGACACTGTCGAACTGTCCCGGATTGGCTCGACCAATTTCCGCAGCCTTCTCAGTCAATGCCTCATAAGAGGGAGCATTTGCTCCGTCCTGCGAAGCCAATTGCTGATATGCACGGAAGGTTTGAAATTGCATTTCCATCGCTTGCGCTTTGGAATCGAATTCCTTCTTGAGCCGTTCAGCCATCGTGCGAATTGGCTTCGCAGCACCATCACCGAAAATCTCATCGAATTCGGACAAAGGATCGGCATCATCTTCCGCATCAGCGGAATTCTTTACCTCTTCCTTTGCTTGGCTTTGCTGCGCAACTTTCGCTCCAAAGGCGTCCACATCCGCTTGGCGCTTTGCTGCCTTAAGTCCCCAATCCTTCACCTTAGAGGGATCTGACTTGATGGCATCAATGACATCTTGCGGGACACCGTCTCGTTGCAGCGCCTTCAGTGCGCGGTCATATTCCGCGTCTGGAGCCGCACTTACAGTGTTGGAATTAGTCCGTGGCTCAGACTCGTCAACGCCAAGCAAGCGATCAAGCACCGCATCCATTTCCGCGTCGGAGTTGTCGTCCACAACAGGTTGTGGTGGTGCGACTTCCTTCGGAGTATCGATTGGTGTTTCGATCTCTGCTCTTTCCTGCTGCTGGTTTTCAATGGGTTCTGGCATTTCAGTCCTTTGCATAACCATGCTGCGACATGACATTCCGCTCATGTCGCTTTGACTTGATGATTGGTTTACCGTCGCGTGTTGTCTGGCACCCTGCAAGTTTGCGCGGAAGTGCATGACTCACATATGGATACTGCCCACGGCAGGTTCCAGCGTCAACTTGTGGGATGCTGGCAATACGGCGAAGGGTTACCCCATCATGGGTGATAATATCACCGATTGCGGGGGCTTCCGACATCCGCATGTCGAGTTCTACGACATTTCCTTGAGAATCTTCAAATTCGTATTTCATGCTCGGTTTGCCGCCCCTCGGATTCCGGCAAGACTGGATGCCGGAATTGGGGATGGCTCTCCCATTTCGTTGTTTCGTTGGGCTGGGGCTGAAGGCGGTGGTGCCGCAGGGGGCGCGGCCATCTGTGCCTGCATTTGTCCGACTGCGTCCATGTCAATCATGTCCGCAAGCGTTGGGACATTGAGCGCATCGCCCACAATCGACAGGATTTCGCGCCACTTGATCATGGGCATAGACACCATTCCTTGGGCAACATTCGTAGTGATTTGAAGCAATTCCAAGGCTCGTTTCTGGACAAGGGCTTCGGATACCCGCTCCATGCTGAAGGCATCGACGGACACATCCAAATCCTCAAATCCCGGCATACGGACGCCGCCTACAAACACCGGATTGGCCTCTCTAAGTGCTTCTACGCCTTCCCTACCCAAGGGCAATACCACCCGATCGTCATGCCACATATACCAGCACACAGACCGTGCCATGTCGTCTACGCAGTCTTGGAATTGACGCTTCAAGTGAGCCATACGCATCGTGGCGCTAGACTCAGCCACAGCAACTTCGGTGGCCGTCGCAGCGCCAGTAATGTTTCCTCGCATTGCGTCGTGGATGCCCGACACGCGGTCAAGTCGATCCTGCGCAATCTGGCTGTACTGAACCTGTTGCTGGGTGATGCCGCCGATTTCGACGGGCATCACGCGGTCCTTGTCCAGTGACTCGCTGACGACAACAAAGTCGTGTGGCTTATCCTTAATGTCTTGTGCCAACTTGTGGTTACGCGCATCGACCATGATCATGCGCTTGTACCGCGCAGCACTTTCTCTCATGCTGCTCAGATTTCGGTTCAAGTCGCCAACCTGTGACTCAATCGCAACCAATGGGGACATTGGATACGGGTCATCTGGCACCGTGTAGACGCCAAACACCACATACGGGCCGCTACGGGGGCCAAAGTACGGGATTGGCTTGCGAATAAAGCCATCCCACTTGGTTTCCTTAGAACGGCCCTTCACGATCGTGTAGATCGTGCCATTAACCATGCCGCCGCCAAGCAACTCGTCGGCAATCTCAGCCGCCTCTTGGGCAATCTCTGGTACCCAAACCTCGTAGACGGCTAATTCTTGACGGTCTTCGACATCGCGGCCAGTGTCATCGCGCGCATACTCAAGATCCGTACCAGCAGCGATTTCCGCAATGGCATCGGCATCCCATGTTGAATCCATTTCGGCCTTGGCAATGAGGTCAGACTTGTCTACGGCGTAGCAATGGCCCATGAAACGGGCGTCTTCGATGTGCTGTGCTGCCGGATCGATGAAGAACCGCTCAGGACTGATGCGGTACAGGCGTGGAAGATACGGTTCTCGACCATCAACCTGCCTGCATTCAGCACGAGGTTCACTAACAACCAAACCGACGCCGTAACACAGCAGCATGTCGGTGGCAATGCGCTCAAGCGTGCGTCGAATGCGGGTGACCTTTGACCAGCGATTCAGAGCAATCTGCATTCGCCTGCCAAACATCATGTCCATCATGGCCTCGGCGCATCGCACGCGGAACTTTGGCACATCATGGATGATGCGCGGAAGCACGAGCGATATGTACTCATGCGCAAAGTTCTCTGGGTCATCATTAGAAGGATCGGCCCTGTCGTCTCGGTAACTAGGGCCGTGATACCTCTCGACCATTCCGCGAAACTCTGCGATATGCGCATCACGGAACGCCTCAGCAGAGTCGATTTCACGCCGAAACTTTTCATATGAAAGGTCGAGCATCAGAGTCTCCTTAGCGGCGCTTCATTCCGCCACCCATAGCACCGCCGTAACCGCCACCCATACCGCCACCCTTAGCGCCGTTGTTTCCATTGCGCTTGACGGCTGCGCCGCCACGGGCCTTCGGCATTGCTTTCATCGGCATCTTCTTCTTCGTGTTCTTCATTACGATCTCCTTCGCTGGTTCATGCGGGGGATGTCTTTCCGTTCTTCGCTTCCCCCGTCAGCGATACGGTTGAGGAATCTTCGGAGAGACAGCGCGTCTGCTCCTTGCACAACATCTACATCGCGAGTGTCGAAGTAGTGAATCACATACTGCTCTCCATTGAGAGTGATGCGTTTCACATTCGCTGCGCCAACAAAGACATTTCTGCCGATAGGAACAAGCATCAACGGCCTCGTTTCTTTGGTGCCTTCTTCGGCAGCAATTTGATGTTTTTTGTTTCCTTTGCCCACTTCTTTGCCGTCTTTGGCATGGTGGCAAACATGTATTTCTGTTGGGCCTTCGACTTGAATGGCATGACTACCTCTTTGTGAAGTATCGAATACGAACCCAATCAACATCGAATGTTGCTGGGCTTGCATTGTTTTGCGTTCCACGGAGAGTCACTCCTCCGTTGTTGAGGCTGTCCGCATAGTTTGTAACTATTTCTGGATTCCAATCAGCATCCACACGGGTTGACAACTTGTATTTGTGGTTGTCTGCGCGAGGAATCCACAAAGGATCTCGTTCGTGATACACGAGACGGCCATTCGCATAAAACTTTGCGTGCTTTCCGTCTTGATCTACCCAGACATGCAGCGTTGTCCAATCACTAATCGAAACGCCAGTGTTGATTCGTTTCTCTTCAATAACCAAAGAGCCGTTGTCGTTCGTAGTAATCGCGATATGCACTCGCCAAGTCGTTTCTGTGCCAGTGCATGTGAAAGCAATGATTGACGCAACAGAGGCGCTGTATTGGCAAAAACCAATTTTTGGCATCGTGTCGTCTTGACCAGTCTTATTCCACCGAACACGGGCTGTGGTATCCATCTCAAACATGCCAGCCCACAAAGTTTGAGATGTGGCGGCAACGCGATCTGTAAGAGACACTCTCAATCCACTGGATTGAGGAATGCTCATTTGATACAACTGAGCAGCACCCGCGTTGTATGCCGCAGAAAGAGCAACCGTCCCTCCAGAACTTGTTGGAATAGACAAGTTCATATTGCCAAGAACTAGACCATTCGTTGGCGTCTTAGATGCGCAATTTGCAAACAAGCGACTGCAACTTCTAATGTCGTATTCTCGGCTGTCGTAGTGAGATGCGTCAACGGAGTTTAATGTGCCAATCATGCTGGCCTCCGTGCAAACACGCGCAATTGCATGTAGTCAATCTTGTTGTTGAATGCGGCAGAAAGAGTGCCAGCCGTATAAGACTCCGCTCCAGCACGAAGCGCAACAGTAATGTTTGCGTCTTGAACCGACAGAACAGTCCTGTCGTTTACAGTCCAAACGGCATTGCGGCCATCTTCACTGACCCAAATACCAAGAGTGTTCCAGTCAGTCACCGTGGCACCAGTATTGATTCTGATACGGCGACCAGTAGACCCATTCCACCCCTGCGTATACACAGCAAACCAAGTCGTCTCGTTTGAGGATGTCGTTAGATTATACATCCGTTCAAAGTAGATGCCATTTGCTGTGTATGACCCCTCGGCGTTTCCCGTGACAGTAGTTACAAAGAATCCAACGCGAGGGTAAAAGTTGTCGTTCGCAGTCCCGCCAAGCGACAACTTGGTTCGACACAGAAGGTCCATTTCAAACAGGCCCGTGCTAAGTGTTGCAGAACTTGCATCGTGCAAACGCGCATTAGCACCGGATTCTGCCGCGCTAGGCAACGCCAAAGTTGCAACTCCAGCAACTTGATTTTGCTTAGAGAATTCTGCCGCGTAGGTTGCGGTTCCACTTCCCCCACTGCTACCCGCCCCTGTTGAGGCAACGAAATCTCCAACATTGAACCCATCAGTCGCCCAACGGGCAGTCTTCTCAATGTTGTAGTCTCGGGTTTCCTTGGGAAACGATTCAATGCGTTGAAATCGTGCGTATGACATGGTTACCTCTTGGCTCTGTTGATTGATCTATGAACAACACGCAAGTTTGACCTGCGATTGTCTCGTGGGTTTCCGTTCTTGTGATCGATATCGTTTCCGTCGCCCTTACGGACGCGACC